TGGGAAAAACATTGCCAAGGGCAAGTCGTCTGCGGCCTACTGGGCTAATAAGGTTAAATGGTGAACTAATGGCATACGGAAGCAAGGGCAAGAAAGCTATTGGCGGTAAAAAGTGCCCTATGATGGCTGCCAAGATGAAGAAGAACAAAGGCAACATGACCGCTGCGAAAATGGAAAACCGGCGCGGCAATCGCCGAGCGAAGTCTCGCTACAGCTAAGCGTTTTCCGGCATTTCCAGGCATGTTGCGTTTTTAATTTCCAGCAATGGAAAGTTTGCGCGCACCTGAGGTATTCCGTTTTTTTGCAGTTCTTTTATGCAAGAATCGTATGTTGGCTTTACCGGCCCTGTGACTGGAAAGCACTGCATTCCTGCGCACAGGATGATAATCGGGATGAACATATTAACCTCCGTCCGACCATAGTATCACTTTTAGGGTGTTTTTGAAAATTGCGGGCTTTGCCAGCCCCACCACACCACCACCCCCCTAAAGGGGGTGTGGCGTGGTAGTGGTGGGGGCTGCTAATCAGTCGCCGTGAAATTTTGCGGATAACGTGCTATCTATTGCTGGTCTGGATTTAGCGCTGGGGGCGATAATGATCGAGGGGTTTTTGCAAACATGGTGGCCACAGCTAACCGCATTCGTGTTTCTCGTTGCTTGGCTTAACAGGGAGTCAACGCGCATAACGGTTCGGGTTGAGCAGCTTGAGAAAAAAGTAGAAAGTTTATTTGTGCTTTGGAACAAGCAAATTGACCGCGAACTGGACAAACGGTCCAAAGACGGCTAGAATTTTTTTGCTATCGCTCCTGTTGCATAGCTCTCTCCCTGTCCGGGGTTTCCTCCCAATGAACCCGGACCAACTCGGCGGCGCGTTTTGTCATGGAAGCGTGCCGCCTTTTTTATTTTGATTTAATTATGTATAGTCTCAAAAACAGTGAGGCGACATGCTCGAAAACATCCGTAATTTTGGCATTGGATTTCTGCAAGATTTTGGCGATCCATCTCGACTTGCGTTTGCTGGTGCTGACATTGGCGAAATGAGTCCTATGCGTGACGCACCTGTAGACGATAAGGATCGCCCGCTAAAAGACCCAGGAGGGCTTTTTGACCAACTCCTGCCCGACCTTACGGAAGAAGAAAAAAAGAATCGAAATCGCGCCATTTCCGCTCTTGATGACGCAGGCGATGCCTTAACGCCAGATTTTTCGAATGCCCCTCAAGTCGCGACAAAAGCCAACCCGTTCAGTCCTCAGCAGTATCAGGCCATGCTGGCTCAAATGGTGCAGCAGCAGCCGGGCATGTTGCAGCGTTTTATGAACGGACTGGCATAAAAGGATGACAGCGTAATGGCCACTTACCAAGAAGAAGAAACCGGCGCTATCGTCAACGCTTCTGATGATTATATGTCAGAAGACAAGTTGCAGGGCATTGTTGGCAGTGAGCTGGACGATGCTGAAGATTACATTGACAACTACATCAGCCCTAGCCGCGCTCTGGCCACAAAATACTACAACGGCGAGCCATACGGCGATGAAGAAGAGGGCAGATCTCAGGTTGTCAGCATGGACGTGCGTGACACTGTCCAGGCCGTTATGCCGTCATTGCTGCGTATTTTTACGGGGTCTGAGCGCGCTGTTGAGTTTATGCCGCGTCACGCAGAAGACGTAGCCTCCGCAAAGCAAGCGACAGATTACGTTAACTACGTGTTTAACCAGGACAACAAGGGCTTTCTTGCGTTGCACGATGCATTCAAGGACGCTTTGATCCGCAAGGTTGGGATTATTAAATTTGTCTGGGATGAGAGCGTTGAAGTCAGCGCATCTGAGTTAACGGGTTTAGACGATAACGCTCTGGCTGCTTTGTATTCAGATGACAGTGTTTCGATTCAGGCTATTCGCTCCACATCTGCTGAAATGAGTGTAGAGCAGGCAATGGCAATCGAGGCTGCTGGGTTGCAGCCACCAATGCTGCATGATGTTGAAATTACCCGCATGGTAATGGACGGCAAGATCCGCGTTGAGGCAGTTCCGCCAGAAGAGTTCCTGATTGATCGTCGGGCTAAAAACATTGATGACGCTACGATGGTGGCGCACCGACGCATTCTGACTGTTAGCGATCTTGTTGCGATGGGCTACGAAAAAGATCAGGTCGAGCGCCTAGCGTCAAACTCTGACGAGCTGGACTGGAACCCTGAGCGTTACGCCCGAAACCCAGCCCGCACAGATGACTATCATACGTCATCTGACCCTAGCCAGCGGTTAGTTAGCTACGCTGAAGTTTACATTAAGGTAGACCGAGACGGTGACGGCATTGCGGAGCTGCGCAAGGTTTGCGTTGCGGGTAGTGGGCATGAAATCCTAGCGGACAACCCCTGCGATATGCGCCCGTTTGCCAGCTTCTGCCCTGACCCAGAGGCTCATGAGTTTTTTGGCACGTCAATGGCCGACATCGTGATGGACATCCAGCGCATTAAGTCAGTTGTGATGCGCAACACTCTCGACAGTTTGGCCATGTCCATACACCCTCGCATAGCCGTCACAGAGGGCCAGGTGAGCATCGAGGATGTGATGAACACCGAAACCGGCGCCATCATCAGGCAGCGCTCTCCGGGGCAGGTACAGCCTATTTCTATGCCCTTTGTGGGGCAGCAGGCGTTCCCCGTTCTTCAGTATCTAGACAGCACCAAGGAAAGCCGCACAGGCATTTCTAGGGCCGCGAATGGCTTGGACGCAAACGCATTGCAGTCATCTACAGCATCTGCTGTTGCGGCAACTGTTTCAGCGGCTCAGCAACAGATTGAGATGATCGCGCGTATTTTTGCTGAGACTGGTATGCGCGACTTAATGCGAGGTTTGCTGAAGTTAGTTTGCCAGCACCAGCAGCGTGAGCGAATTGTCCGCCTTAACAACGACTATGTGCCTATTGATCCGCGCTACTGGGACTCTACTATGGACGTTTCTATCAATGTGGCTCTGGGCCGTGGGTCTGACACTGAGCGCATGATGATGTTGCGCCAGATTGGCGAAATGCAGAAAGAAGCCATGTCTACGATGGGCGCACAAAACCCGCTGACCAGCATGGATAAACTTTACAACACGTTGGCTGAAATGACCCAGTTGGCAGGGTTTAAGGACGTGAGCAAGTTCTGGAGCGATCCTGTTAACTTCCGTCCGTCTCCGCAGCAGGATGAGCCTGATATTAACGAGCAGTTAATTGATGTGCAAATCCAGCAAATTCAGGCTGATATCCAGAAAAAAGCTGCCGAGCTTGCATTGAAGCGCGAGCAGATGCAGATGGAAGATGATCTGAAGCGCGACCAGATGGAAATGGATCTTTACGTTACTGCTGAGGAGCTTCGAGCAAAATACGGCACTCAGTTGCGGGTTGAGGACATTAAAAAGTCCACTGCAATAAGCCGTGAAAGCATGAAAGCACAGTCTGAGCTAATCAAGGAAGCTGTACGGGATGAAGAAGTCTGACCAACAGATTTTGGACGAGGGTCGCAAGGCCAAGATTATTCTTGACGACGAAGACATTCAGTCAGCATTAAGCGAAATACAGGCTGCTTGCTTTATTGATTTTCGCTCGACCAAGATGACAGACATTGAGGCATTGCAGCAGTCACATGCTGCGTGCGCTGGGGTAGAGATGTTGCAGGCCGCGCTCCGTGCGCGGGTTGATCGCGCGCAACTTGTAGAAAAGCGCAAAAAATAGTAAATAGGAAACTAACAAATGGCAGATACCAGTAACCCGCAGCGCGGGACTGATCTCCGTTCAGCTCAAGCCGCTATCATGGAATTGATGAGTCCACCCTCTGAAGAGGGCACGAACGAACCAGTTCAGGAGGCGCAAGAAGAGCAGACCACTGAAGAAGTGGCAGCCGATTACGACGAGCCAGTAGATTCTGGCGAGGAGTATGAAGCAGCCGAGGAAGCAGAGTACGACGGCGAAGAGTACGACGACGAACCTCAAGAAGCCCGCACCTACAAAGTTAAGGTTAACGGGCAGTATGAAGAGGTAAGCGAAGACGAGCTAATAGCCGGATATTCACGCCAATCGGATTATACGCGGAAGTCTCAGGAAGTTGCAGAGCAGCGCAAGTTGTTCGAGCAGCAAACGTCTGAGGTGGATGCGGAGCGTCAACAGTATGCCGCGCTTTTGCCACAGTTGCAGCAGCAGCTAATGGAAGCAACGCAGAACGAACCGGATTGGGACACGCTGTACGAGCGTGACCCGTTAGAGGCCACCAAGCTAGAACGGCAGTGGCGCGTAGCCAAAGAACAAAAGCAGGCTCAGTTGCAGGCCGTGGAAGCGGAACAATCGAGACTGGCGGAGTTGCAGGCAAAGCAATATCAGCATCAAATGCTGGCCAGACAGGCAGAAGAGACAGAAAAGCTGCCTCACTTGATCCCGTCTTGGCGCAATTCGGATGTAGCAAAAAAAGAAGCCGGTGAAATCCGGGGATTTTTGCTTGAAAATGGCTTCCCAGAAAACGAAGTCGATAACATCCAAAGCGCAGCAATCGTAGCTATGGCTCGCGACGCAATGCTTTTCCGCAAAGGCCGCACCGCAGTAAACAAAAAGGCCCAGGTTGGCGAACAACCGAGGCCTATGAAAGCTGGGTCTAGAGGCACGAAATCTAAGAAAACCGACGTTGACAAGGCGCGCAAGCGTCTACGCCAATCGGGGAACCTGCGCGACGCAGCGGACCTCATTCTTAAGAGTGGTCTAACGTAGGAGATAACAATGGCCATCGTAGCAAATACGTTCTTGCACTACACTGCAAAGGGCATCCGCGAAGATCTCGCGGACGTAATCGCAAACATTTCGCCTGAAGAAACGCCTTTTCAGTCGAACATTGGCACCGTTGATGTAACTAACACCACCTTTGAGTGGCAGACAGACTCGCTTGCCGCAGCAAGCGCGACTGCCCGCATTTCTGGTGATGATGTTGCAAGTTTCGATGCCACTACGGCAACGACTCGACTGATCAACGTCACGCAGATTCTGCGCCAGACAATGGTCATCGAAGACAACTTGGACTTCGTTGATAAAGCTGGCCGTGACTCGGAAGTTGCTTATCAGGCTGCCAAGAAAGGCAAAGAGCTGAAGCGCGACGTTGAAACCATGCTCTGCGGCGTTAACAACGCCAAAGTGACTGGCAACTCGACGACGGCTCCAGAAACTGCTTCTCTGTCGGCTTGGATTGCAACCAACACCAACAAAGCCACCGCAGGTTCGCCTGCTGACCCAACCGGCGACGGCACTGACGCTCGTACGGACGGCACACAGCGTGCGTTCACTGAAGCAATGTTGAAAGACGTTGTCCAGAAAGTCTGGAATGCTGGCGGCGACCCCACCATGGTTATGGTCGGATCGTTTAACAAGCAGGCAGTATCGGGGTTTGCCGGTATCGCAGCTCAGCGTTACATGGCTCCAGGCGATGGCCCTACTACGATCATTGGTGCGGCTGACATTTACCTGTCTGACTTTGGCGAAATGTCGATTGTTGCGAACCGCTTCTCGCGCTCTCGCGACGCCTACGTCATCGATCCTGAGTATGTGGCTGTTGGCGTTCTGCGTCCAATCCAGATGGTTGATCTGGCCAAAACTGGTGACGCAGAGAAGCGTATGGCGATCTGCGAGTCTGGCTTGATGGTTAAAAATGAAGCCGCTCATGGCATCGTTGCTGACCTGACCACCTCGTAACTGAGGCAATAATAAAGCGGGCGACCTAAGGGTCGCTCGCAACAAATGGAGGGAACGATGCGCAAGATACTTGATCACGATAAACTTACCGGGATCACCAAACTTTGGCACGTTGACCCCCTGACAGGTTCTGTAACCGTAGAAACGCGCCAAGATATTACGTCTATTGCCAACGCCAATAAGCGCGCTCGGAACGAGATTGATGCGCGCACGCCTCATGGCGATGTCAGCAAGGTCGCATCTTTACCGTTAGCAGTGTATTATGACCTAAAGCGAAAGGGCATTCTTGATGACAAGAAAGCTCTGCGCAAATGGCTGAACGACAGCAATAACCAGGTATTTCGTACTCGCGAGGCAACACTGTGAGCATATCCACATACTCTGAGTTAAAAACCTCTATTGCTGATTGGGTTGTCCGCACGGATTTGACCAGCGTTATCCCTGATTTCATTACTCTGGCTGAGGCTCAAATGAACCGTGAGGTTCGGGATCGCCGGATGATTAAGCGAGCTACCGCAGCGATTGACGCTGGATATACCGCAGTCCCAACCAACTGGATCGAAAATGTGCGGTTCCAGCTAAACACAACTCCCATTGTTACGTTGGAGTTTGTTACTCCTGATCAAGCCGCTGAAGAGCAGAGGCTGGACAGCAGCAATGGCCGCCCTCAGTTCTTTACGATGATTGGGGAAGAGTTCCAGGTCGTGCCATCACCAGACAGTTCGTACACGGGTGAGCTTACTTACTACGAAAAAATCCAAAGTCTGTCTGATAGCGACACATCTAACTGGATGTTGGAAAACCACCCCGACATTTACCTGTACGGATCGTTGATGCAGGCTGCTCCGTATCTGGACGATGACGAGCGCATTCCAACATGGAGCGGCCTTTACAGCCGCGCTATTCAAAGTTTAAACGTATCTGATCAGCGCGCGCGGATTGGGTCTTCGTCAATTAGGATGCGCGCAAAGGCGATGGGTTAAAAATGGCTACACTGAACAATAGAGTTTTTGACAACGGGCTTTCTGTCCTGACCAATGAGGCAGATCGTTTGGACATCTGCTCGCAGGAACCAACTACGTATGCAGAGGCGACGTCTACCTACACGCTTGGCAATAACACGTCATTTACTGTCGCGTCGCCAAGTGATCGAACTGGCGGCGGGCGTAAAGTTACTGTGTCTGCTATTTCTGATGCTACTGTTACGGGCACAGGAACAGCAACGCACTATGCGCTTGTTGATGTCAGCGAAAGCCGACTGCTTGTGACCGGCTCTATGAACGCTTCTCAAGGCGTTAACTCTGGCAACACCTTTAGTACCGATTCGTTTGACATCGGCATTCCTGATCCAGCCTAAGGTGCAGCATGACCGTCTATGCAAACAGAGTTAAAGTCTTAACGTCTACTACCGGCACCGGCACCATTACGCTTGGCACCGCAACTAATGGGCATCAGACGTTTGCAGACGGCGGAGTTACAAACGGTCAAGCCGTTGAGTACGTCATTGAGGACAACAATGCGTTTGAAATAGGCACGGGCACTTACACAGCGTCTGGGACTACTCTTTCTCGTACTCTTGTCGAAAGCAGCACTGGCTCGCTTTTGAACTTGAGTGGGTCTGCGGTAGTTTTCTTGGGTGCCCATGCGTCTGCTTTTAACAAGCTGGACGGCATAGAAGCAGGCGCTGATGTAACAGATACAGCAAACGTCACTGCTGCTGGCGCTGTTATGGACAGTGAGCTGACCAGCGAAGCCTCTGTTAAGGCTCTTAACCAGGGCGTTGCTACAACCGATAGCCCTACTTTTGCTGGGCTAACTTCTACTTCGCATGTTTCCCTAGGTGACAACGATGAACTGCGTTTAGGTGATAGCAACGACCTGATCATTGAGCATACCGGAGCGCTTACCGACATCCGTAGTGCTACTGGTCACATGTCCATACGCAACTTCGCGGACGACCGTGACGTTTCGATCCAGTCTGATGACGGGTCAGGCGGCACTACAAATTACTTCGCTGCGGATGGCTCTGCTGGTGAAGCCAAGATGTATTATTACGGCTCAGAAAAACTCAACACCAAAAGCGCTGGTGTAGATGTAACTGGTGATCTGGCAACTAGCGGCAACGCCACACTTGGGACTGCTGAAGCCTTAACAGGAGGAGCCGCTGACGGGCTAAACGTGGTAGGCGCGTCAAATGGACTTTTGGCTAAGTTCGGAGGCAACCGTACTGTTTATGACCGAGCGCTTCAGATTAACGAGTTTGCGGTTGGCGGCGTAAACAACATCGGTTTCCAGTTTAATGCCGAGGGGACAGGCGGCAACGCTGAGATGCGCTTTGCCATTGCTGGGACAGATGTAGTCACAATCTCAGATGATAATTATGTTGGCATTGGTCAAACTAGCCCCGGCGCTGAACTTCACATTAAGGCGTCTACCCCACAGGTCCGCCTCCAGCCTACAGGAGACACTCAAAACAACCGCATTGAGTTTTGTAACGCGGCTGGCGTGATCCAATCACGCATTATGAGTGGTGGCTCGAACGGAGATCAAATCCAGCTTGACGGAAATGTAGAGGTATTAGCTGGGCATAACTTATCGCTGCCTGACAACGTAGAGCTGCGTTTAGGTGATAGCGATGATCTGACCATTAAACATAACGCCACCAACGGGATAATTGCCAACAATACCAATAACCTCTACTTAACTAATACTGCAAACGATAAAGACGTCTATATCCAGTCCGACGACGGCTCTGGCGGTATTGCAAATTACTTCGCTGCTGACGGCTCTAGTGGCGAAGCTAAGCTGTACTATTACGGCTCAGAAAAACTCAACACCAAAAGCTCCGGCGTTGATATTACGGGCAATTTGGCAACCAGTGACAAGATCATAGCGAAAGTTGTCACCTACGCTGCTAACCAAAATGCACCGTACATGATTGCGGCCACTACAAGTTACACCGGGGCGCCTACTAACGCTGGCACTTATGGCCTCCAGCACCGGTATAAATATGATTCCGGCGGGTCATCACGAATTACAGTGGATGGCGCTATAGGCGGCGTAGGTACGGAACTTTGGGCATTGTACAGCGGCAGCGGTAACATGGACGTCTATGGTAGTCTGGATGTTGGTGCCCACGTTGATCTCCCCGACAACGGTGAACTGCGTTTTGGTGATAGCAACGATTTGATCCTAGAGCATAACGGTAGCAACGGCGACATCCGTAACAGTACTAATGACCTGCTTATCCGTAACCTCGCAGACGACCGAGACGTCAACATCCAATGTGATGACGGCTCAGGCGGAACAGCAACTTACTTCAAGGCCGACGGTTCTTCTGGTGAAGCCCAGCTTTTCTACTACGGCGCAGAGAAGCTGAACACCTCAAGCAGCGGCGTTGATGTCACGGGCGCTGTAACTATGGCCGCAGCGGACCCCTACATCAGAATGACGGACACAACCACAGGGGTAGATCATGAGATTGACGCTAATTCTGGCGTCGGAAATCTAGTGATCAGCGCTGACATAAACGCTGAGGGCAGCGACCCTAAGCTGTTGCTAAATGTTGCGGGTACTACTGGCATCACTGTGAGAGACACAGGCAATGTTGATATTGCTGGGGTATTGGAGGTTGGTACTATTGTGTCGCCAGCCACTACGGTAGACGTATATCGTGCTACCACAACCAGCACACATTTTTTATTTAGAGGCACGTCTGACGTAGGCGGCACGGAAACCGCGAACTTCCGCATTGACGCGGACGGCGACGTTAGAAACACCAACAACAGCTATGGTGCCCTGTCGGACGCTAGGCTGAAAGAAGACATATCAGACGCGGCGTCTCAGTGGGATGACGTGAAAGCGCTCTCGCTTAAGAACTACAACCTGATCACGGCAGAAGTCGCCGCTGATAAGGCATTGAACGTCTCAGAACAAGCAGGGCTAAAAGGCCCGCGTCATCTAGGTGTAATTGCGCAGGACTTAGAGCAGATTTCGCCGGGCTTGGTTGATATCGACGAGGACGGATACCGGTCGGTCAACTACTCGTTGCTGTACTTAAAAGCTGTGGGCGCACTGCAGGAAGCACTTGGTCGTATCGAAGAACTAGAGCAGCGCGTTGCCGCTCTGGAGTAGCAAGCAGAAAAGGGCGAATAACATGGCAATCGCATACAGCTGGCAGATTTTCACCTGCGAACACGACATCGCAACAGGCGGCATTAACGCGATCATTTGGCGTTGCACTGCCTCTGAAACTGCAGGCGAAACTACCTACAAGGCGATCAAAGACGGTAGCATCTTCTTAACGCCAGACCCGTCAGCGTCAGACTTCGTGGCCTACGCTGATGTCACCGAGGCAATGGCGCAGGGATGGGTCTGGGACCAAATCAGCCAATCAGACACCGAAGCTGCGCTGGCTACGGACATTGAAGCGCAGAAAAACCCGGTGACCGCCAGCGGCAACCCGTGGGATGCGGAGTAACGCCATGAACCTGCAAGTCGAGCATATATTCGGCGTGATTGCACTGGGCATTCTGTCATGGGGCAGTCTGCAAGTGTACAACATGAACGCTCAAATGGTGCTGGTTTCTTATCGAGTGGAGGAAAACGCAAAGACGCTCGATGAGTCATATGCAATGCTCAAGCCGATGTGGCAGAGGTTTTTGAGGACCGAACCTGTTCACGCGGCTAAATAAGGCAATTGGTAACGCATACGTTACCACTAAACTAACCTGATTAAAGAGGCTTAGGGGGAACATAAATGCTTGGGTTTACCCCACTAGCCACTGCACCTATTGCGGATGATGCAGGCTCTTACATTACGCTTGTTGGCGTCGCCGCTGGCGCGCCTGTAGTCCCAGGCTTAGACTTACAAACAAATCACTCGTTTGCCCCGAACGATGTGGCAACTAGTGCGCCTACAGTTGCCAACCTAGTCGCGCAAATAAATTCTGCTTTTGCTCCAGGCAGCGTAACGACCAGCGCGCCTACAGTCGTCAGCCTAGTAGTTACGCAAATAAATTCTCCTTTCGCTCCAAGCGACATAGCAACTAGTGCGCCCACAGTTGCCAGCCTAGTTGAACAAATAAATTCTCATTTTGCTCCAAGCAACGTAACGACCAGTGCGCCTGCAATCGCCAGCCTAGTCTCGCAAATAAATTACCACTTTACGCTGGGCAACATAACAACCGGGGTGCCTGTGTCGACAGGGCGCTGGCTGTGGGTCGTCCAGCCTGACGACACGCAAAACTGGGTCGACGTTTCTAGCGTTAGCGATACGTGGACTGATGTGCCCGAAGTAACCGATGTATGGAGCAGTGCAGCATGACAAACCAGATCATAAACGATATCGCAGAAAGTCAAATTGGCGTTGTGGAATGGGGTAAGGGCAGCAATCCTGCCGTTGTTAAGTACTATGAAGAGTCAGGCCATGCTGAAGTGCAGGACGACGCGACGCCGTGGTGCGCTGCTTTTGTTGGATCTGTCCTAAGCCGTGCGGGCGTCCAGCCTACTGGCTCTCTTTTGGCCCGCAGTTATGAAAAGTGGGGCACAAAGGTTGCTTCACTCAACGAAGCTAAAAAGGGCGATGTTATTGTAATTTCGCGCGGCACAAAGTCTTGGCAGGGGCATGTAGGTTTCTATGCTGGGCATGACGCTAACAACATTCACATGTTGGGTGGCAACCAGGGCGATAGCGTTTGTGTTGCTGACTATGCCCGCAGCCGGCTGGTCGCCATTAGGCGCGCTTCGCAGCCTAAAACAAAAATGGTCCAATCTAAAACATTGGGCGCGTCTCAGGTTGCTAAGCTGGCTGCTACTGCAACCCCAATCGTTGGCGCGGTGGGCGGAATGCCATGGCAGAACCTAGCTATTATTGGCGGGTTGTCTGTAATTGTTTTGATTGCAACTGGCGTTATTGACATCGAGCGCATCAAAAAATGGAAAGCTGGCGCCAAGTGAGTTTCCTGCTCGCCTTAGTGCCCGCACGCATCAAGTTTTATATTGCGGCGTGTGGTGCTATAGTCGCCGCATTCGTTGGCGTTTATTTGCTTGGACGTCGCGACCAGCAGATTAAAGACGAGCATGAGGACTTGGTGGAATATGGCGAGACTAGAGCAGCTATTGACGAGGCGCTGCAAGACGCACCTGATACTGCTGACGATGCTCGCCAGTGGTTGCGTCAGCGCAGCCAGTAGCCCTGCGGTCTGCGACGCTACACAAGTGTTGCGAAAAGATCACGCAAGCGCTTTGGCCAAGGACGGTGGAGATAATAGCGTCATAACGGGCGCACGTTTAATTGCCGCGCTAGACGCGGGATGCAAAGAGGCAAAGTAAATGGCGACGGCAACTACAAATGGTTGGTTTAACTTACCCGCAGTTGGCGGCGATAGCGGAACTTGGGGCGATACCCTAAACGCGAACTGGACAGCTCTAGACACTCTTTTAGGCACTAACGCTTCAGGCTTAGTTGCTGCTGACTTTGTTAAACTCGCAGGCGTTACGTCTAGCGCTGCCGAGCTAAACATTTTAGATGGCGTGACAGCCACAGCCGCTGAGATCAACAGGGTAGACGGGCTGACAAAGGACCTGAGCTTCCTTAACGCCGTGACGGCAAACTCAACGGAAATCAATAAGCTGGATGGGCTGACTGCGACTACCGCAGAGCTTAACTTTATTGATGGCGTAACATCTGCCATCCAGACGCAAATTAACGCTAAAGTTGCTCTTGGCGATATACCAACACAAACAGACGCAACTTGGCAGGCAGGCACTGACACAACAGAATCTCTTGTTTCTGCTGAAAAAATTGCAAGCAATAGCTACACTTACAAAGCAACGGCTAACGATGGAGGCATAAACCTAATATCTGGTCTTCAAGTGCGTTGGGGCAGGCAAACATCAACTCTCGATACGGCACAATCTTTTGCTTACTCTCAGGCTTTTACCACAAATACTCTTGTCGTGATGACCCAGATCCGTACGGTTGGCAGCGATAAATGCCTTAGCGTGACCCTCCAAGACGCAAACGGCTTTACTATCAACCGAGATGCCGACATCGATGGAAGCCAAAACTTCTTTTACCTAGCCATAGGCAAGTAACCCATGCCTTTAATCCCAATCGAACTGCCGCCAGGCTTAAAAGATAACGGCACAGACTTGCAGGCGCGCGGGCGATGGCATGACGCAAATCTAGTGCGTTGGCGCGAGGGCGTTATGTCGCCAGTTGGCGGCTGGATTGAGCGCACCACAACTGGCGCCAGCACAAGCACAACACCACGCGGCGCTGTTGCATGGCAGGATAATAGCAGTGATCGGCGCGTAGCATTTGGCTCGTTCAACAAGCTCTATGCGATGACGTCTGGCAACGTGATCTCTGACATCACGCCAACTAGCTTTACGTCTGGGAATGAGGACGCAGTTGTTAACACTGGGTATGGCGGGAGCACATACGACACTGGGATGTATGGGCAGGCGCGACCAGACGACGGCGTATATCTAGAAGCAACCACTTGGTCCTTGGACAACTACGGCCAAGATTTGGTCGGGTGTTCTAGCGAAGACGGTAAAATAGTTAAGTGGCCCCGCACTGGCGTTGCGGCGGCTATTCCGGGTGCGCCTACTAGTTGTAGCGGGTTGGTCGTTACAGAGGAGCGATTTATTTTTGCGCTGGGCGCTGGAGGCGACAGCCGTAAGGTCCAGTGGTGTGACTTCGAGGATGACACAACTTGGGCGCCTGCTTCAACAAACCAAGCAGGCAGCCAGATACTACAGTCTTCTGGCTCAATCATGCTTGGCGTGTCAGCTCGCGGGCAGACGCTAATCATTACTGAGATTGATGCGCATAGAGCTTTGTATGCTGGGCCGCCGCTTGTTTATCAGTTTGAGAAAGTTGGGTCGGCCTGTGGTGCCATTTCTCGTAAATGCGCGGTAGACACTGAGGCCGGGGTTTTCTGGATGGGCCAGAAGTCGTTCTTCTTTTTCAACGGCAGTACGGTTCAAACGGTGCCGTGTGAAATCCGCGACCGCATATTCCTGAACATGAATAACCAGCAGAAAAGCAAAATCTGGGCCATGGCGGTATCAGAGGCAAACGAAGTCTGGTGGTTCTACCCGTCTGCTGGTTCTAGCGAAATAGATCAGTATGTCTCTTACAATTTTGAAGAAAGCCACTGGTCTGCCGGTGCCCTGGCTAGGTCTGCTGGCGTTGACCGAGGCGTGTTCGAATACCCGATTATGTTCGAGCCTGAAGACGCAGAAATCTATGATCACGAAGTAGGCTACAACTACGACAGCGCTACGATCTTTGCCGAAAGCGGGCCAATCTATGATGGCTCTGGCGAAAGGCTAATCAATGTAAAAAGCATTATCCCAGATGAGCGCGCTCAGGGCGATGTAAGCCTAACATTCAAGTCGCGTAATTACCCAAATTCCTCTGAAGCAAGCCACGGTCCTTACACTCTGGCCAACCCCACTAGCGTCCGCTTCCAAGGGCGTCAGGTGCGGATGCGTGTTGAGGGCGCGAAAGCTACAGAATGGCGTGTCGGCGTATTCCGGGCTGATGTATCGCAAGCAGGTAGGCGGGGATGACATCGCCTAGCCCTCCACCAGTTGGCGGCGATTGGACATCGTGGGCGCGTCAGGTCAATGTTTTTTTGACCCGACGCCTCCCACGATTGCAATTTCTCTCAACAGGAGACTCTGCTGCCGAAAACGGAATTATGCAGTGGGACGAGGCAAACGGTAACCCAGTTGTTAGCTACAACAACGAGTGGCGTCAGATCGTTATGTCTGGCGGGTTCTTCAACGGCTCCATAGATTCCGACGTAACAGCAGCATCTGCGGATACGGCATACGCACTGACCTTTTCTGACAACTCCTCAAGCCGGATTTCTCGCGGAACGCCAACGTCTCGAATCGTGGTTTCTGAGGCTGGTGAATACGTCGTTTCGTTTTCTGGGCAGATCGCAAGCTCTAGCGGCAGCACTGTAAACTTTTACTTTTGGCCAAAAAAGAACGGAACCAATGTAGAAAAACAGACAATGATCGCGTCCCTACACCAAAATAATGCGACGACCATTATCACGCGCACCGTTGTTTTGACTTTGGCTGCTAATGATTACATTGAGGCGTTTTGGGCAGTTGATAACATTTCTGGGTTCCTAGGTGCCTCTGCTGCTACATCATTTTCTCCCGCAGCGCCTGCGGCAACGGTCTCAATAGCGCGAATACATGAGTAAGATGACAACCACGCAAAATAGTGATAATTTGCCTGTAATTGTTGGGCATCTCCCAGCAGAAAGATTAGACGAAGCGTGGGCAGCAGTAGCTCCGCTTCTGCGACTATCGCAAATGCGCGTCGCAGCCGACGAAAGTCTTGACGATATCCGAGACAATATAGCTAACGAGCGCTCGCAACTTTGGTTGGCGATAGTTGGCCAAGACATCCGGGGAGCCATTGTCGTCACGCAGGTGCAAAAGCCTAGGCGCTCAATGTTGGTCATAGAGCATTTAAGCGGCAGGCTCGGCCACACTTGGATAGCAGACGCATTCGGCAAGCTACGCGAGGGTGCGATTGGCGCAGGGCTTGCAGGAATAGAGATCGACGCACGGCCAGGCTGGCCGAGATACATAAAGCGCTTAGAGCGCTTGGAACGTGGAAAAGAAAACCCAACGGCTGCGCCAGTTATCCGCGAGATCAGCCGTAGGTACGAGATGGAGTTGTAACGATGGGCGCATCCAAGCAGAAAACTGAAACAGAACTCCCTGAGTTTCAGCAGAAGTTTCTTGAAGAAACAGTCATCCCGGCTGCCAAAGATATTTTTGCGACTCCGTTTACTCCATACGAGGGTAATCGCGTTGCAGAGCTTAGCCCTGAATATGGTGAAGCGGCTGAAATCTACCGAGATTTCCGGGACGAGGACGCTTATAGCCCTGAAGAATTTGGAACGCGGCTAGAAGCCAATCTGGCGAACCTAGGGATGACCAGTGACCCATACCTAGCTGCTCAGCAGCGGCAGTTTGATATCGCCCGAACCCAGCAGGAGGCTGACTTGGTTCGCAGCGGTGCTTTCGGCAACGAACGCCGAGGGCTTGTGGAGGCGGAGCAGGCAGCCGCTGAAAACATTGCTCGCGAACGGATGGTAGAGGACATTCGGCAGCAGGATCTCAACCGCGCCATGGGTCTGACACAGCAGCAAATTGCTTCTGAGCAAGCACTGGCGGGTCAGGCCGCTACGGGTCTAACCGGCCTTGGTCAGGTCGGAACCCTGCAAGATCAGCTTGTACTCGACGCTCAGGTTGAAGAGTTTCTTCGCAGAACCAACTACCCCATGCAGGCGTTCGGCGTCTTGCCTGCGGCTGCGGGCACCATTCCGGGCGGCCTTGGTACAGCAACGCAAACCTCTCGCCCTGGCTTTGGCAGCTACTTGTCTAGCGGTGCCAGCCTTGCGGGGGCTTTGTTCGGAGCCTCAGACGTTCGCCTCAAGTCAAACATTGAGAGCACGGGCAATCACAAAGGCGTTAACTACTATCGCTGGACGTGGAATGACGAGGCCAAGCGCATTGGCGTGGACAGCCACCCAACATCTGGCGTCATGGCGCACGAACTTGCGAACACTCATCCGCACTTGGTTGTTGCTGGCCAAGATGGTTACTTGCGAGTTAACTACGACGGCCTGCACCGTGAGCAGATGGAGTCAGCGTAATGGCACTTAGTATAGCAGACTTTATGGACGCAATGGGCAAGAGCGAGTCCAGCAACAATTACTCTGCGCAGCGGCAAAACAACGACAAAAGAAAAAGGCGATTTGTAGGAAAGTACCAATTTGGCAAGGACCGCCTTGCGGACTACAAAAGAGCCAACAAAGAACAGTTCACGATGGAAGAGTTCATTGGCGATCCTGAATTGCAGGAGCGCGTTATGGAGTGGCAAGTAAGAGACATTGATAGGGCTATCGACGAGCTGGGTGAAAAGGCTGAGGGTTTTGATCGCGATGGCCTAAGGGCTGTTGCACATCTTGGCGGTGTAAACGGAATGCGTAGTTATGTTAAAACGCGCGGCGGATACAATCCTCAAGACGAAGAGAAAACATCTCTAAGCAACTACTACAATAAATTCAAAACAATCTCGCGTCAGATCGAAGATCCCGCTGCCCCTGATCAGTCCCCCATGCCTATGCCAAGGCCGGGAGATGTGCCAACTGGCCTGCTCAACATATCAGAAGCGCCTATCGCAGATCCTGCGTTGCAGGTCGAGGACCTGACAGGAATGCTGGCCATGGCAGGCGCAGAGCCTGCTGCCGCGCCGCCGCCAGCAATGTCACCAGCGGGTAGCCCCGCGATGGCCATTTTGGGCGGTGGCGTCGCGCCTGAGGGCACCTCTTTGGCCGAATTAGGCGCGCCTAAAGTGCGCATTACCAAGGCTCGCACCGCAGCCCCAATGCCAACGCAAATGCCAATGCCAGATCAGGCGTCTTTGGCAGAACGAATGATGTTAGCGCTGAGCGGCCGTCAGTCGCCGCTTCAGCAGGCGCGGGCAGGAATGCTGCTTCGCGATCTGCAAGCGCGCAAACGATAGGAGATTTTGAAATGCCTGCACCTGTTATACCTGCTGCTATCGCTGGGATTCTTCGTATTTTGGCTCTTGGCGGGAAGCAAGTTGCGAAAAATGTCCCGCGCGGTGGCCGTGTTGGCCAGACCTCCACTATGCCTCGCGACCCCAGACTGCTTGGGGGAGGAATGCGCACTGTGGGCGAGGGCACAACGGGGACAGGCCCAGCATATCAACCTGCCACTGTGCGTACAAACGCGCCACCTCCCGGCGTCGGGCGTCAAGTCGCACCAAGCCCGTTCCGGGTCGGTATGTTGGGTGGGCCAGAAGTTGCGTTTGAAGACCAGCCCGCAGAGCCAGCCGTAGCGGCAGGCAACGACAGGCTGCCACCGATTACAAAGACTAAAAACGTCGAGCCGGTGCCATACCCAGACTCGGTGCCGCTAGTAAGCCCGGAAGCTGCGCCTGCGCAGCCTGCGGCCCCAGCAAGGGTGATCGTGCCACAGACGCGCGACGAGCAGCTTGAGGCATACGAAAACTTTGGGAAGAACATCCCCGGCACAATCGACATTGGCGCGCAGTCGTTTAAGATTGCAGGACCAAGCGACATTGGCCAGAGAGCTACAGTTCCTATTCCGGGGGCAGGCGCGGAGCAGATGCGCCCTGCGGCTGCTGGCGCTCAGCTTGCCGCGCCAGGCTCTGCGAACATAGCGAGTGAAGTAACTCGACGCCTCGGACTTACGCCTAATGATGGCGCGTCTGGTGGCCCTGTGCCCAAGGCGCTGATGAGCGTAGCTGCACCTGCTGCCGCAGCTCCCGCACAAGATGGCGATAGCTTTTTCTCAAACCTGTTCAAGGGCGGTATTCTTGACAGCGAAAGCCCGCTAAGCCGCCAGCAGCGGGTTATGCTCGGCGTTGCTGCTCTAAAGGACGCAGGCAACGCTCTTGAGGGTAAGGCCACTAACTTCTTTGGCGAGACGCAGAAATCAATCACTGAGGCGTCTCAGCCAAACTACGGCACGCCGTCTAACCAGCGTATGGCAATTCAGAACTATGTCAAAAACATGCGGCAGGCGATGATGCAAGCGCCGGGCAGCACCCGCCAGCAATCGCTGATTAACGCAGCAAGAGCTTATGAGCAGTACATCCCGCCGCAAACTCTTTTGCCATTGCAGGCTAACTTCCAAGAAGTGTTGCAGGGCACCGTTCAGCCAAAACGCGTTGGCGAAACGCCTAATGGCGATCAAGAATATGTGCCGCTTAATTTTGAAGATAACAAAAACGCAATAGCTGCAAGTTTTGGGTCTGGGGAAGCCCAATACGCGACAATTGAAGACTTGAACACATCTTTTGAAACTATAACGGACAACATGGGCTTTGACGGGGGCAAAGAATACATCTTACAGAACCAAACGCGGCAAGCATTGCTTCGCGATGAGACAGCTAAGTTAGACAAAATAGTTTACGATTCAACGCGCCAACTGAACAACTTGGTTGATGTCTATAAAAAAGCTGACGAAGATTATTCTACGGGGGGCTATGCTCAAGCGTTGGGATGGATTGGCTTTACTTCAGCTGGGGAACTAGTAAAAAATATGAATACAATCAAAGCAAACATTGGCTTTCAGCAACTTATGGAGCTTAAAGAAGCGAAAACAAGTTTGGGGCAGGTTGCAATCATTGAGCTTATAGCTCTTCAAAACTCAATTAAGGCCCTAGACTCCAGTATGAGCGAAGAGGCGGTCAAGAAAAACATTAAAGACGTCATCAGGCACTACTACCGCTCAATCGACAGAATTATGAGCGGCAAGCCTGAGGAGTCCCCCGCTGCAAGGCGTCAGCGTGAGTCTTTGATTAAGGGGATAGAATTCAATCCGGAACAGTTTGACAAGGCTCTAGCACTAATGGGGGGAGAAGAGGCGGAAGAAAATGTAGTCAGAACCATGACTGAAGACCAATTAAATCAGCCCGACGCGCAACCTCAGACGCCAGGAACATGACTCATGAGCGGTTTAATCAAGATTGAATTCAAGACAGATCAAGGCGACGACGTCGAATTCTTCCCGGAGGGCACGTCTAACGCCGAGATGCGGGAAAGAATCGCAGAGATTAAGGCTGCTAAAAGCCAAAAATCTGTCGTTGAAGATGTAGCAACACAAGTTGGCGTCGGTGCTGCTGAGGGCGTTACTGGCTTGGCCGACGCCGCAGTGGAGGCGAGTGATTTAATTATGCAGCTGCAGTCTCCAATGCTCAACCCCGGCTTAGTGCAGAACGCTGCCGCAAGCGTATTGGACTTTGTAGGCGCAAACGAAACGGCAGAACAAATCCGCCAAACGGTGACACCTAGAGAGTACATAAAGCCCGGCCAAGCAGCGCTTGACGCTGTAGGTTTGGACCCAGAAATGATCCAGCCAACCACTACCTTAGGCAGCGGCGCTAGGACTGTTGGCAACTTTCTCCCAGGCGTAGCCTCTGGCCCAGGCGGCTTGGTGCGCAGATTTGCTTCTTAGGTGGCTGCACCAGCAGCAGGTACGGAGACAGTCGGAGGCTTATCTGGAGCATTGGGCTTAAACGAAGATGTAGGCCGGGCAGTCGGTGCGATAGTTACGCCAATGGGTCTTTCGGCTGCGGGCCGGACAATTTTCGACAGACCATTGCCTGTAAGCAGCCAAAGAGAAGAGCTTGCGCGGGTGCTGAGCATGGAGGGCGTAGAGGTTCCTCGCGAGGTAGTCGCAGGGGCAGAAAAGGTGCGCCGCGCCGCAGGTACAGAAAAAGTCTCGCCAGAAGCCCGTAAACAGTTTTCTGCGGCTGTAGCGAAGCAGTCCGGCGCCACCCCTGATGAAGTCGAAAATATCAGAAATGCTGGTCTGACCAATGAAGTGATGGACCGCATAGAAACTCGCATCGCCAAGCCATTCAACGAGATAAGAAGCGTCGCAGTATCGCCCAATGACTTGAGTCAGGGGAAACTTTTAGACGCGGCAAGCATAGTTTCGCAAAACATTCGAGCCAGTGGCATGTCTGGCACTCAGAAATCTATCCTGAACTCAATTGAGGACGCTAGAGCTGCGGTCTTGTCTCCTGCTGCCGGGTCATCCCCAGCAATGATCCTGCGGGACATAAGCAGGGAGTTGTCAGAGCTTGACGTGCCGAGGGCAAACCAAAGCGCTTATGAGGCGAAGCGCCTAGCGTTAAGCGCCATCACTGAGACGCTGGCAAGTGCTGCCAGAAGCGCTGGGCGCGCGGATCTGGCCGACGACTATGTCGAGAGCATGAGAAAATACAATTCATTCGTAAGGATGAAGAAAGCTAGAAGCCCAGAGGATTTTGTCGATCCAAACGCTCTGGCAGACGCGCCGCGAGCAGATTCGCCAGAGGGCTTACTGCAAACGGCTGGGAAAACGATTCTGCGGGATATCCCAGAGCAAGACCGCAGTTTGCGCGCTAGGTTCTTTACTAGAGAGGGAGCGCCTACATACGCCTCTGCCGGGACCGCAGCCGCGACGATAGGCGGAGGCTTGCCTGCGGCAATGTTGGCACTCGCTGGGGCTACAGTCCCTGGCCAGCTCAAGAAAGCGTTTTACAGATCTGACATGGGGCAAAGGGCGCTGACGACTGGAGCGCCCGCACTGCGCGGGCCTAGAGTGGATGTACCGTCAGCAACGCTGCGAGGCTTGCTGTCTCAGGCAGGCGTCCAGTAGGCCGCTAGTTCGCCTCGTCCTCTTCGACATCGTAATCATCGCTAGTCAGCTCAACCACTTCCTGGCTGACTAGCGCAGCGGCCTGAGCGTGCAGATCCTCAACGCTCATCGTAACGTCCACCTGCTTCTTATCGCCATACGTGCTGGGGCTGTATTTGGCGGCGATCCACTTGTCTGTATCAACCTGCAAGCGCGCCACGTTAACGCTCTCTGGCGTAGCGTCCTGAGCCGTATCAATGGCGCGACTAGCGTAGAAGTGCGCTGCCGCTTCCTTGGTTTGCTCGTAGCGCTCTTTGCGGGTCGGGTCAGCAGCCAGCCACTTGTACCAAGCGCGGTTGCCTATCTGTAAATCTCGAATAATTGATCGGACGGTATGACCGGCGGTGATGCGCTCAAAAAGCTCTTCCTCGCCAATGCCGTCAAGAAACTTGACCTGATCTCTGGTGATCTTACCCATCTTCAGTCCGCACCTTTGGTGGCCTGCCCCGGCGCTTGGGCATAGCGTCAGCGCTGCTGGCTAGGGCATCAATGACGTCAGCCGCTTCTTCGCAGAGCTTGATGACCGCCACGGGGTTTTTGATCTGGTAGCTGCGGCGCAGCCGGTGAACTAGGTCAGGGTAATCAGTCATATATCCTCTTTAAAAAGTGCCGGGCGCGGCATCGTTGCTTGGTATCCTGCCCGCCCGGCGTGACTCGCTGGGGGCGAGATTTAGAACCCGAACTCATCCGGGCTAGCCACGCTGGAAGCGGACGCAGCACTATCTGGCTGTGAGACAGGCGCTTCCGGCGGGGTTTCAGAGACATCTGGGCGATCAATCCACTTGCCGATCACAAACTCCAGATTGTACGACGTGCCCTTACCAACCGAAATCGGCGTGGACGCAGTAATCTTTACCATTGGCACTTTGCCAGCAGCAAACTCAGGCGCTTTCTCAGCCTCGTTGTAGAGGCGTTCAATGAAGCTTGTCTGGCCGTAGGAGTTGCCAGAGAACGTGCCGTGACGCCCACCGGAAACCCAGCAGTCCAGCTCAAAGCCGCGCTTGTAGTTATCGCCAGGCGCAACCGTTTCGGTATTGCCGGGCCATGCCTGCCAGTCGCGGAAACCAGTGTCGATGGCGAGCCAGCCAAGCTGGATTTTGGCAACGTCGAATGCGATGACCGGGTCAGGCAGGTCTTCCTGACCTGCGTCGCTGACGTAAGTCCAGCGGTTCTGGGGCATGTTGACCCGCAGATAGCTACCGCCGCCGCCGTTACCTGATGAGAATGAAATTGGCATGTTTGTCTCCTAGACTATGGTTGCCGATTGAAGCGGAACCCCCACGACGGCAGAGCAAGAACGGTCACGCCGTCCTCATACCCCGTCGGGTAAATCCCGCTGGATTGTGCACTGGCGATCTGCGCCAGCGCGTCATCGACTGCGGCGTCCGCTTCTGCGCGGGCGTTCGAGTCGAGTTCGTAAACCGCCGTAATAAACGGCGGCTCTTTCTCAACCGCAATAAAGATAAAGCGGAAGACATGCAGACCCGCCAGCGCCATAACGCGGCGGTAGAATGCTTCCTGAATGTGGTAGCCAAACCGCATAGCTGACTTGGCAAACTCTTCAGGCGAGGCTGATATGGTCGTCTTGAGATCGACGACGCAGCCAATGTCCCTGCGCCATGCGTCAGGGCGGCAGCGCAGATCCAGGCCAACGCTGGGATCGTACGCGAAGATAGACGCCTCGATCACTGGCTTGCCCGAAAGCAACTTGGACGCCTCGCGATGTGCCTTAACGCTATCGGCGATGCCCATGGCCTGATCATAGTCGGCAGCAGTTAGCAGCAGCGCCCCAGCGCTCTGAGCTTCCTCATGGGCTTCTTTCCACGCATTGCCGCGTCGCGTTTCTGGGCCACGGCGCACTAGGTCTGCCTCTGGCTCTAGAGCCAAGGCGTGAGCTGCCGTGCCCATGTCAAACGCGGTGCTGCTTTTGCGCTGACCAAACTTCCAACGCGCCAGACCGTTAATGCTGACGGTCTTGACCGCGCTAGACGATATGGACGGCAGAGCGTGATAGTCCTCGTTGGACATGTTGAGATCGATGGTCATGTTCTCCCCCTCCCATACAGGGCGATCAGTAGCGCTTCAGCGCGATGCTCATCTTTCTTGCGCTTAAGATCTGACGCCAGCGTCGGGAACCACTGCTGCGCCATCCGGCGAGCCGCATCCTTATCCCGTGGCAGGTTCATGGCCCGCTTCCATGTGTTGGGCGTCACTAGGCTGTAGGGCGTCCTGCTAAGAGCGACAGTTGTCTCAATCTGAGCAACGCCGCGTGAAAAGTTCCAGACCGACGTGACGCCCTGCTTGGGCATTGGCCCCACTTTCTCGATGTAGACGTGATCCAGGCGCTCGACGCTGGTCAGGATGTCCATCAATGCAATGACGTCCACCCCGCCCTTGTCGTATACCGGCAGATCGTTGACCTCTTGGAAGTTGTCGTCAACGAATGCGACGGCGCCAGTCTTATAGCCCGGATCAATGCCGCAGATCATCAGGTGGCGACCTCCAAAAGGCGGCGGATAAAGTCGCTGATGGTCAGCCCCGCACGCTCAGCCGCAGCGCGGATGCGCTCCAGATCATCCGGCGTGACGTTGACTGTTACTCTCTGGTCTCGATTTTGCATGTTTACCTCCCTAGACTACATGCAGCGCACATGCAAGGGCTAATCTAGCCCTCGATTGACGCCATTTTGTTGAGAATGCGGTCGCGCGCGTACTGCGGGTCTACGCCAGCCAGCAGGCATATCTCAGAAAACGCTGAGGTTCTGATATAGGCCCTGTCCTGCCGCCACTGCACGCTGTTACGTTTAGAGCCAGGCTCATCTGTTGGCTTGTCCCGCAGGGCGTCGCGAACGGCTGACTCCAATACGCTGGCCCAGAGCATACGCTCTGGCAATGATTGAGCGCTCATTCCTCGTCCTCCGCCATTGCGTCATCCAGCAGGGCCGTCGCTAAAAACTCGTTGATGGTCATACCCTCAGGCACGTTCCGCGCCAGCCAAGTGATT